TCTTCCCCATGTGATTGTCGTCTTGCCCTTGTACTTGTCCGTCACCGTGAACGTGGCCTGTGCACCCAGCCACCCCTTATACGAGGGGAAAAACTTGAACCCCCCCTGCATATCGTCAAACACGGCGTATTCTGCTGTATCCACATTTGCGCGCACGTCCTCCACGTTGAACTGTAGGCAGCAGTAAATATGCTTGCCAAGAGAACGCGCCCACAATGTCTTTCCGAGACGCGTCTCACCGTGAATGATCAACGACTTAGGCCTCCCTGCTTACGTAATCCACTGTTAGTCATCCATCCGAGTCAGAGTTCCGGATCAGCGCTCCAGAGCGGGAGGGTAGGGGGGGTAGGGGCTCCCCAGCCGGAGGCGCTGGGGATCCCCCCCCGACCGACCAAGCGCAGGAGTAAGACAACTTACCAACCCAGCTTCCAGACAAACTCTCGTGTACGAACTGGCCGAGTTCCTCCACTCCTGAAATGTCGAACACAATTCCCGGGGGGGTGATGTACTCAGCCACAATGGGTCTGTACCGCCACTCCGCGTAGCTCCGCAGACTGTTGAAGTTGGTGATGAGCACCCGTGGAGCCAATGTTCGCACCATCTCCCAAAACTCATCAGCGTCCTCAGCATCCACAATTCGATCCCACTGAGTACCAGCTCCTGATACATCCTCTCCACCTGGTCGTTCGAGTCCCCCAGCGACAACGTCTCCGTCCTTGATCGCATAATCGTACATCTTGCCTGGTGTCCTGCCGCAAGGTTGTATGTTCGGGTGACGGCCGTCCACATCAAATCGTCGGGGGTCCTTTGTGCAGAATCGAGTACCGAAGTCAACGAAAACGTGCAAATGAATTCCTCCATCAGCGTGAGTCTCTCTCCCAATGATGCACTCAGCTGGTACCTCCGACAGAAGGTTGCTGATTGACCAAGGGTCAAGGTCTCCACACTGAGCGTAGGTGATAAGGGCATATCGGCTGCGAAAGATAAAGGCCATCGATAAGGATGCGTGACACTCTGGATTCTTAATGTTATTCCAGAGTGTCAATGACACTTGACACCAGCACCTATATATACCCCTCCCGCTCCCAAGTTTTTCCGTTCCGTGCCCAACAAATTTCCCCTTTCCCAACATGTCTCACCACCACGGCGAATCAGATTGCGACAAGTCTTGCCAGGATTTCATCAATCATTTCCGACACGAGTGTTGCACTACTTGCCACCCTGTCTCTGATTCCCCATGCCTCTCCGACTCCGGTACCGTCGACCATTGCGTCGCGCACGTCGAAGCACTCGTCGCTCTTACAGACGCCGTCGATCGACTTACCGAAAAACTCGTCGAACTGTATACCGTCGACCCAGAATGAGCCGTCGCTCTGTCATCAACATCACATCTAAAAAGAAGAGGGATACTATGCCCCTTCGCAACGATGGTGACACGGCCAAGAATTATGTGGCTCTTGGCGCAGCTACCACCGTGTTTATGTGGTCCCCTACCCAACGCGAAAGCAGTGTCAGCTATTCTGAGAGTTTTCGCAGTGCCAGGAGTGTTTACTGGAAGGGTGTTCGAGAGCACCTAGAGTTCACTAACGACGCTGGCGTGGCTTGGAAGTGGAGACGCGTCATATTTGAGGCGAAGTCCTTCCGTGAGGCTGCCTCCTATCGATCAGGCACCACTTATTACCGTAATTGGAAGTCCCTTAGTGCGGCTGAGATCACTGCTCTCACCGCTCTTTTGTTTGAAGGCACTGATGGCAGTGATTGGTCCAATCAGTTCCTTGCCAAGTCAGACACCAAGCGCCTTCGCATTCTTTACGACAGGTTTCAGGTCATTCGCAACAGCAATGACGCAGCCGGCCACCGCGTTATCAAGCAGTACATTCCCCTCAATCGTATGATGCACTACGATGAGGTGGAGGGCGGCGGAACCACCAGCACCTCCAGCTACCCTGCTCCGGACATTCCAGGATTAGGCAATGTGTATATCGTTGACTTTTTCCAAGACATCGGTGCCAGCGAGACTGAAACTCTCACAATTCGTTCTAACACTACAGCCTATTGGCATGAAAAATAGGCTCAGTCAGCCTGACAATAAAACAATTTCCCATCAACCAATCATAGTCCACATCCGTGCATGTAGTGGGGTCATCGTTCATCAGCCAGATGCTCGGTCTTCCCCATGTGATTGTCGTCTTGCCCTTGTACTTGTCCGTCACCGTGAACGTGGCCTGTGCACCCAGCCACCCCTTATACGAGGGGAAAAACTTGAACCCCCCCTGCATATCGTCAAAC